TTATATTAGACCTGGATGGTAATCTGGGTAGTGAGTGTAGCTGAGATTAAAATATACCCCATAATGGGAGAGTAGATGAGTTTTTGATGGTAAATTTCGATGAAATAGTTGTTATTGGTAAATTGGTAGGGTAGAGGTGTTTGGTCGATTTTTAGGGTGGAATTTTGATGTAAGGTAGGTGTAGATTATAGATGTGTTTGAAATACTGGGATTTGAGTGAGTGTAATAGATGAGATAAAAATAAAGCAGCACGTCCGGATTGGATGGCTGCTTTTAAATTTTTTAGTTAAATTGTGTGAATTAAGTTGTGTTTTTTTGATACCGATAGATAACAGTATTTATATAGGAAAGAATGCGATTGGTGTGATGAGTAAAATGGGATTTGAGTAGGGATTTATTTGGATTTTATCGAATGAGTGTTTTGGTAATAGTGAAAAATTGCTAGTTATGCCAGGAAAACATTGAGATTTTGGTGTGGTGAGTGATGTATTGGGTATTGTGGGAAATTTGTGTAGCTGAACGGTATCGATTGATGGCTTGAATTTATTTGGATTGGGATAGATGGGTGTGTGATTTTGGTGTGATTTTTGGTGCCATTTTTGAGAGGGTGTGATGAGAGATGATAGGGATTTATTTGGATTTTACGATACGGTGGTCGATACGATGGGAGAGTGATGGAGAGTGTGAGTTGGTAGGGATTTATTGGGATAGATGCATTTTCCAGTCAGTGTGAAGATTGACCTGCTTATGCTGCTGAGCCGATCCTGGATCTGCTCCAGGATGGAAAGTACCCCCATCCCTTATTTTCCATGACTTCTAATAGATATTAGTGGACATGCTTTTATACTTCTATGATAGAAAAATATAGAAATTACTATACAAGACATACTGACGTTGTCTGGCAAGGGCTTTAAACTGGTATATAGTAGGAATTTTTCAAAAAAATAGGGTAAAAAGTCGTAGAAATCCAGTATTTACAAGGGTTTAATGGTTATTCATAAATGATAATTTTTTCGGTAGATAGCGTGAAAACTGTTGCATTTGCAACAGTATCGTATTTATAGATTTTATCTATAATAAACGATTTATCTATAGCTTTCACCTATAACACTCTCTGCCATAACTATAACCTATACCAAACTATCCAGCTATAACTTTTACTTATACCAGACTCACACACTATTATACACTTTGCACAATGCCTTTTCCGATTCCCTAATTTTCACCCTCAAAAAGACACTTTTCACTCCACATCACCCCCCACATCACAGCCCACAACCCCACTAAATCAACCACTTTGTGCAATATGCCTATACCGCAGCTCAACTCACTGCTTACAAAATGTATTTCCTACACGGACGTTTTAAAACAATTACATAATTGCACACACAATAACCACAATACACTAAATTGTATTTACATTTCATCTAAATCCCTAGCTATTTTCTCATTTACAGCTTGATTTATAAAATCATTTACACTTTTATAACCATACTTGCTACAATGTACTTTCAATTCTTCCTTTTTTCCCTTGTTTACCGACAATGCTATTCTATCATAGTTATTTTTAGCATAATCATTTTTATATTGTGTTCTTGTCTGTTTATTCTCTTTATTATCTGGCATTTATATATCAACCTACTTTCATTTTTTTGCATTATATAGAAGTAATTTCACTAGAATTATACCATACGACAGCCCACAACGCTAGTAAAATCAATACTTTCCATGGTTTTTACTTCTGTATTTTTGAAATATTCTTTCTATATAATGCAAAATAAAAAAGTGTGCAATTGTGCGACTTGTGCAAGATATATAAAATGTCTTGTGTAAGATTGTGCAATATTCAGACTTGTATCTTGTGTAAGACAATGTTATACTTGCGTCAAGCAATTGAGATACAGCAACAACGACTTCAAAGCCCTTGTTGGGTGTCCAAAAAAAGTTGCCGGACTAATCCGGCGGTAACAATCAACCCACGCTGATGATTTAGGCATTCGGCATTCCGTACTTTGAAAAGTGAATGATGATTGATTGAATAGCAGTTCTTACAAATTGCAAGTTGTCTCGCGATAGCGTGAAGTCTTTCTGTTTTCCTCATAAAAGGTTCTGGCTTGTGGATTCCTCGCCAGTATTAGCGCCACCAGTAAAAGTGCGTGAAGGGTTGTAGCATACCTACCGCCAAAAGACCAGCGGTTACAATAAGCTACAGGTGTTGGATTACACCTAAGTCATGCGGTAAGAGGCTGATTCTGTCCATCGCTACCAGTAATTCGTTCTGGATTCGCTCGAAACTGGAAAAGCGGTTTATAAATACATAATACATAATTGTTTCACCAACTTATTTTCAGAGAGGAGGTGAAACTATGGTAACTATTGATGTAGTTCTGTGCAAAGAACACTACGAATTGTTCTTCCAGGGACGATTTCTGTGTTCTTGCGACACGAACGAACTAAAAAGTTGCTACGAGGACGCTGTAAAAAGTGTTCTCTGTGGTAGCTTTAAGTAGCTTTTAGTTTACACCATTAGTCACTAAATGTCAAGCCTGTACAGGGTGTAATGTACAGGCTTTTCTAATGATCCAGGCTATAGGTCTATGGTTCAATCACAGGATTATTGTTTCACAATTGAATAACACGCACTAGGATTATATCCAGTGAATGATGGGTTATGCCTTCCCAGTAAAAAGCGACTGGTAAAAATACCAGAGGAGAATACTATGTCTAAATCTACAAACAAAAAAATCAACTTCGATTCTATGAACAGTGGTGTAATTGATGACCTCAGAACCTTTAAACAGGTTCGGTTAGAACTGGCACAAAAAGCCAACGACTTTGCACTTGCCAGAAAACCTCTCCAGGATAAACTGGACGTGGCTATTTCAACAGGTGATGTGGAGCTTTCTAAGTCTCTGTCCTCTGAAATTGAGGATCTTACTAAAGCTTATAAAGCTGAGGTGACACCAATTAACGAGGAGCTGAACCGTGTTCTTGGATTAGTTCCACAGGGTATGTATGACTGTTATCTTAAAAAGATTAACGAGGGTAAACGTGGCGAATATCTCCAGGCTTGTCAGGAGTTCGTCCGCAGATTCGGCGCAAAAGGTACAGATACTGCCATTAATAAAATGGCTGAAAGACTGTGTGACCTTGTAGGTATTAAAGCCTCCAGTAACAAAATGATTCTGGAGAAAAACCAGTTCACAAGTCTGTACTCCAAACGTCAGTTCAACAAAATGTGGATGAGCGCATTCTGTGACTATGCACTGGCTGAAATTGATAAATCAATCAAAGCTGATACTGAGAAAAAACAGGCTGATGATCCGTTGAAATATGCAGACACGGCAGTTGTAGACATGGTAAAAGATTACGTGTCTAATATTCTGTAATTAAACAGGCGCACTGGCATCAGCGTTATGAGGAGGTGAAAAAGGTTCTTGCATACACTCTTTGCATAATTTATAATTAAGTGCAGGAGGTAGTTTGACTATGAATATGCAGGAAAAAATTGAAGGGGCTTTAGCCCATGCAAATATGTCCAAGACTGAAATGGGTAAAAAAGCCTTTGATGTGACACAGCAGACAATCTGTACAAGAATATCACGCGGTAAATTTACCAAAGAGGAACTTGAGCAGATTGCTCACGCCATGGGAGCAGAATACGTTTGTTATTTTGAGTTCCCAGATGGCAAAAAATTTTAATTATTACAGTCAGCAACAAAAAAAGGATCTACGTTATTAGTAGGTCCTTTTTTGTTGTCCAAAAATTCACGCCCACATAGTACAACCAGGCAGTACAATCCAACACACACCACGCAGTTCACGCATACCCCAAAACTGCGCAAAAATCTGCAGCTTAACCCCTGAGCTTATAGATGCCTCTCCCTTAGTGTGTGGATAGATAGCGGTTCGATTCCGCTTGTGGGCCTTGATTTCAATAAGGGAAATCACAATTTTTTATTGACAAAAATATACTTTTAAGTTATAATCGGCTCAAAAGAAAGGAGAAAAAGAATTTGTTTGAGGTTATTTTTTACAAGGATAAGAAAGGCAAAGAGCCGGTAAGAGACTATTTTATCTCATTGTTTGAGAATGATAGTAAAGACAACAGAATAAAACGTGAGAAAATCGAAGACTGCATGAACGTTCTAAAGAAAAACGGTGCAAGAGCAGGGCTTCCATATGTAAAACATCTTGAAGGGGAAATATGGGAATTAAGACCATTAAGTGATAGGATCTTATTTTTTACATATGTTAATAATACAATAGTATTGTTATCCCACTTCCAAAAGAAAACACAAAAAACTCCCAAAAGGGAAATTAAAAAGGCTGAAAAGCTAATGAATGATTATATAGAAAGGAGTAAGGACAATGAGTAAAATGAAGATAAGTCCCAGGGGTTCATCCTGGGACGACTTTGAAAGACAAATGTATACACCAGAAGAGATTGAAGCAAGTAAAGTTCGGTCTGAAATCATTACGGAAATGATTAAAGCAAGAGAAGAGGGTGGTGTTACTCAAAAGCAACTTGAAATTATGAGTGGTATTAAACAGCCTGTTATTTCTCGAATGGAGAAGGGAACTACAGATCCTCAATTATCTACAGTATTAAAAGTGCTTAACTCTTTGGGAAAAACTTTAGAAGTTGTGTCAATGAAACCTGTAAAATAATAATAAATTAAATAACCTCAATTAATAAACGGAGATAGATTATGCCATTTGTAAAAGTTGATGTTGAAAAGCAAATTGAAGAAAAAAGGCAAAATGATCCTAAATTTAGAAAGGCGTGGGACAGAAGGCAAATTAAAGAAAATATGAGTCCAGAGGGTTCTTCTTTTGACGATTTCTTAAAGGAAATGTATCAAGATCCTAAGTTTAGAGATTCATGGTATGATTTGACTGCTGACAAAGATATTGCAAGTGCAATTATTAATGAGCGAAATGAAAAAGATTTATCTTTAAAACAGTTCGCTAAGAAAGTAGGAATATCTAAAAAGAAACTGGTTAAAATTTGTGAAATGGGTAATAATCCGTCACTTAATCAACTAAAGAAAATTGCCAAGGGAATGGATAAAGTGCTTAAAATTGAATTTGTTTCAAAAGACGAGATCGACAAGAAAGTAATGGAAAGGTAATAAAAGTAACATAAGAGAGTCTATCATTAGATAGGCTCTTTTTTAATGCACAAAAATAATTCTCATTTTTTTAGAAGGGAGATTGTGTTTATTATGTCAGCTCCAAAAACAACCACAAAATAAAATTACATTCTAAGAAGGGAGATCATAAAATGAAAAAACTTCTCGTAGCTGCAACATTTGCAGCATTAACAATTACCACACCATCAACAATTTCAGCAAAGGCAAACGTCCGGTATAGTACTGGAATTGTGACCGGTGCAAAATCTATTACAACTACAGACGGTAATGTCTGGTGTACAAAACGAAAACTCCATTTACACAAGGGAGCCAGTGTCCAGGTTAAATTTGACACTAAGGGAACTAAGCGGAAAAAGGATGATGCAATCCTTAAAGTTTCCAGGGTACCAAAGGCAAAACAAGCGAAACCGGAGATTAGTATTCCGGTATCTGATATTGCTCTGGTGTATACGGATTCCCTGGGCTACACCACATTACAGCTGAAAGATTACGGCTGTGTTGGAGATGATCCAAACAACATTAGTTATACAGAAATTAAACAAATGGTCAACTCTTATTACGTCTCTGTAAGGGAAGCTACAGATTCCGTGACGGTAACAGAGCCAAACGGAAATATCTGGACAGTAAGAAAGTGAGGTATTTACAATGTCAGAATCAGTTAAAAACTATAAAAAAGAGGCAATTATTATTGCAAGGGATTTTCATTACTCAACTAGTATCCTTGCACGTCTCAACAACGCAACAACAGAAAGTGAGATCTGCCGACTGATGATCGAAGGCAGACACACAAAAAGATACTACTAAATAACACCTATATAATAAGGAAGCTTTTCGTTCCATCTACGGTTCGTAGGTGGATTTTTTAATATAAAAAGTTTCCGATTTTGGAAGAGAAACATAGATAAATAAAAATCAAACTACAGGAGGAATTTAAAAATGATGGATTACACAGAAACTTATACAGATCCAAACATTAAACTTGATAACGGAGACCCAGTGTTACTTTGGATTAGGTACCAGGGTAGCAATAAAGGAAATTGTACTATCACCATTAAGGGAGCTTATAATCCGCTTCCACTTAATAAGATGGTAGCACCTTATTTTCAAGCTACTCGATTAAAGAAATGGCTCACGGATAGTGGATTTAAGTACCTTGGTTATTCAAGAGAAATTTAATTCAACTAAAACTAGACAATGCAGAGAACAGAGCCGACTGAACGGTTGAACCTCTTAGTCGAAGGTACGTTTTTCTCGCAAGGCAAATCAAGTTGTCTGCATTGATGTGGTTATTTAAAAAACACAAGGAGGTGTAAGGCAAATGGTTAGAACATATGCACTAGCTGAGCGACAATACGACAAACTTAAAGCTGTTGTAATTTATGATCGATGCGAGGATGGTTTTCCACTAGCCATAATGATGTTTGAATTTGCAGATGAAACTTATCCATACAAGTATCCTTCACCATTTGGCAATATTAAAAATATCTCATGTGATACTGCAAGAAATGAGAAGGAAATGAAAGAGAAAGGATGGGTGAAACTTACAAATGAAACGTAAATATTATAACTGTGAGCTTCAGGAAGTAGATGCTCAGAAGTTCAAGGCAAAACTGAAAGAAGAAAATATTACATATGAATCCTCATCCGCAGGATTCGGATATACACATTTCGAAATTCTGTGTAATGACGCAGAAGTAGAAACTATTGATAAGTTTTTAATGGAACTGTAATGGAGGTGCAAGGTAAATGGTAGAGGTATTAGCAACAATCAATACTACTGAAAAATCAGTAGGAAGAGTATGCAACTATTTGACAAACAGAAGAGTGAAACACAGAGTAGTTTCATCTGGTGACAATATGCAGATCAAACTACTCACCACTCGAAGCGAAATATCAGCAATAAATAGATTCTTAGAAAAAGAGGTGAATTGAAATGGGAGTAGCAGAGGCAATTAACTATGATTATGATGTTATTGATACACCAACTGAAACATCGACAACAGATAAAATTGTTCGGTGTTTCACAGATAGCGAGCTTAATGATGAGCTTGCTAATCTGTTAAAGGACAGTCTTACAGGAGTACGCAAGGCAAACCTGGAATCTCACGGTTTAGAAATCCGTAAAAGAAACCGCGAATTAATCATCAGAGAGAAGAAGAAACAGAAACTTCTTTCCATGGTTGAATTATTTATGATGATCTTTATGTTATTACTGATTCCGGTTTTAGGGACCGTAATTGTAAGAGAAGCTGTGTATTTATGGTTGTACATTATCACAGGACCAGTCGCAGCTTACTTGATAAACCAGTTAAGAAGAATGTAGGAGGATACAGAAATGGTAAAAAGATTTTACAAAGGGAAACCATATTCTTTAATGCTTACAAAGCAGGATGAAAACGGTGTTCCGTATACATGGACAGTAAACGTTACTTTCAAGGAACGTGTAAAGGGGAGATCTTCTTTTTAAAGCATTCGAATTTTCCTACTTGGTTCATCCAGACAATTCTGTATATTATACAAATGGCTATTCTAACAATCGTTGCCACTGTGCAAATATTGTACAGGGATGGCAGTTCTAAAGGGAGGTATAATTTATGTATAAAAGAAAAACAGTTGATTGCTATGCCATAGAAAGTAACTGCGGATATGGCTGGGGCATTGAATGTAACTGTGAAGACTTGAAAGATGCAAAGATACAGTTAAAAACATATAGAGAAAACGTCAATTATCCAGTACGAATTAAAAAATGGCGTGAGAAAATCCAGGAGGAGGCATAAGGCAAATGGAACTGAAAAAGTATATTACCTACGAGGAACCATTGGAAGGAAAAAGTTTTACAATCAACCAGCTTCATGAGGTTTACCGTGATCTGGTTAATAAAGAAGAATATCAAGATTTTGATTGTTGGTTTACCGATATGTTGAAATCGGGAGTATTTAAGGAGGTATAACAATGGGAAAGAAAACAACTAAATCATGGGATAAGAGACAGGAGCGCAAACTCCGGTCTTATCTAAGGGCAAACGGATATTTATATGTATGCTCAAAAGGAGGTCACGATAAATACCGTTCACAGATTACCGGTAATAATATTGAGGTAAATAATCACATTAATAAGATGGTCTGGCAACGGCTCATTAAAGAAGTCGCAGATGACCTAAAGTTAAAAGGCTACAATTACGTTCCTTATGAGCGTGTTCGGTAGTCTTTTTTTTTATTGGGAAAATTTTGAAAATTGAATAATGGATGCCATAAGGCAAATTGAAAATACATTGATGAATAAAGGAGAATAAGATTATGACAACAGTTAATATGAAAGATTATGTAAATGGAAACGTAAATGAAAATAAGGCAGTACAGGAAGTTATTGGAAAGATTAGTAAGGCAGAAACTAAAGTTAGTGCAAATGTTATAAATACAGTTGTTCCGATTCTTGGAAACAAAGAAAGAACATTAGAACAAAGAGCTGAGGATATTGGAGAGCTTAAGGGAATTCTTGCATCTTCTATTGCATCAGGTTTATCAAAAGTTATACTTAAAATTCCTGTAAGATTACTTGCAATGGATACAGCATATCAGATTCCAGAACGAACAGAAAGAAGTTTGGGAAAACTGTTAAAAGAATGGGACTATGATTCATGTGATCCATTACTTGGTGTACCACATTTTGAAGATGGATACATAGCAGTTGTTGATGGAACTGGTAGAGTTCGTGCATCTAATGTTATTGATAGTGACAAATACGAAAAACTTGATGTTACTGTCCTTTTAAAAGCTCCAAGTGACCCAAAGGAAAGACAGAAATTTGAAGCTAAAAAATACGAATATCAGAATTCTGGAACAGAGCCATTAAAAGATTATCAGAAGCATGGTGCAAGATTAATTAGAGAAGATCGCCCTACTATGTTGCTTGAAGAATTAAAGCACCAGTATGATTTTGACTGGGTTTTAAAGAAAGGTCAAAGAGAGGGTGGAATTCTTGGTTCATATCCTTACACAAGAGAATTGTGCGAGAAATATGGAAGAAGCTGTATGGAATATATTCTTGATATTTGTAAAAAGTCAGGCTTTAACCGTCTTTCAAATGGATATTCAAGATGTGTATTTAAAGCGTTAAGGGATATGTGGAGATATTATGCAAGTGATAGAAATAAGACTGAGCAGTTTTTATCAGAATATTTACACGGAAAAACACCTGCACTCATTAAAGCAAGATCAAAGGTTGCATATGAATATCTTGACGCTGATGCAGCATTTAGTTTTTACATAGAAGATGCAATTGTTGAAAATCTGCATTTACAGCAGACTAGAAAACTTTCAGATGATGAACAGAAACTTGAAGTTATTCGCAAATTTGCATAACAAACTTTACATAAACTAAGAAGTAGAGGGTAGCAAGCGAAATTAAAACTTGTTGCCCTCAAATTATATAAGCAAGAAGGTAGATAAAAATTATGGCATCAACAATTGAAGCAACATCAAAAGTTTATAAAAATGTTCGGTCTTACTTTTCAGCTGGACATGGAGTTGAAAATTATAATCTTGTATCAGTTCGACAAAAATTAACCGAAACTTATCTTTATAGGGTAATGGCACAGCACAAGACAACTGGGAAGTATGCAGTGTGGACATGTTGGAATGAAAGCACGCAGTCGTTGAACTTTGGTCATTACAATTTAAATTTAGAGGATGCTATGGACATTTTATATTGCAAAGGAGAGTGGGATTTTTGAAATATGTATATTTTATATTCTTTGTTCTCTTTATAGGTATCACCCTTGGAATTGTAGACATTGATGTAAAGCTTTCAGATGGAAGTCATTTTCATTATGATAGTTGGATTCACTTATTTATGAGATAAAATGAAACTTTTAAGGGAGGAAAGTAAAATGAAGAAATATGAACTTACAACAGAAACTAAAATTAATGCTTTTGGTAAAAAACTTTTTAGAATTAAGGCACTTGTTTCTTTTGGACCTGTATCTGCTGGAGAAAAAGGTGGATGGGTGGAAAAAGAAGAAAATCTAAGTCAGTCTGGTAACGCATGGGTATTTGGTAACGCAGAGGTATATGATAATGCATGTGTACGTGATAATGCATGTGTACGTGGCAACGCATGTGTACGTGGTAACGCATGTGTACGTGGCAACTCAGAGATATCTGGCAATATAGAGATGTCTGGTGACGCAGAGATATCTGGTAATGCATGGGTATCTGGCAAGCTGCATTAAAAAGAGATTTAACCGCAGAAGAAAAAACACGATATATTAAAGAAACTGCCCACGAATGTATGATGTTAATGATTGGGTTAAGTTGCTCATTGGATGAAGCATATAATACGCTGATGAATTAAAAACGGAGGTAAGGTAAATGAAATGTGATGAATGTACATGCACTTATGAATCATGTTCTTGTAAATTGCCAGGTTCAAAATGTGCTTACGAAACTGATGACGAAAAAGACGATGGAGTAAGAAAAATAAACCAAGATGATTAGAGAACATGGGAAACAGAAAGAAAAAGAAGTAAGAGAAACGGAGGACAAATAATATGAGCATTACAAAATTGATCGAGTTACTTCCAGATAGCGTCAAGTGTGACACTGTAGATTTTAAAGATGTTCGGTTGATGGATGGTCGTAGCGCCATCCGTGTTACTATTGACAGACTTCTTACCCAGGAAGAGAAAGATAAAATGACCAGTAAGAGATTTGTTGGTCTTGACTGCGTAGGTTTTTACAAATATGCACCGGAAATCAAAAAATCATATTTCTATGTGGTTTAGTGAGGTAAGGGGAAAATGAGAGAATTTAATGTAGATATTGAAATGTTTAAAAAGAAATTTGATGAAGAATATGATTTTTTGTATAAAAATCGAGATCAAGTTGCAGGTTTTAATGAAGCAGTAGAAGCCGGAGACAAATTCTTAAATGATCATGGAGATTTTGTTGGAAAATTTGCAAATTATAGAGGCGATTTTATTACAAGTGATAGAGAGGTTGCAGCATTTATGTTTGCACTTGATAGTTTGACGGAGGGGTAATGGAAATGAAAGAAAACCAGATCTGTTATTTCATAGAAAATGATATGGTTATTTTTGGTGCATACAGCTATAAAAGCACATGTACACATGTTGTAAAAAGGCTCAGAACACCAGAAGTTCGGTTGATTAATGGAATTCCGTTTGATGAATTTGAATCAGAAATTGAGTTCAAAAAGTTACCTAAAGACTGGACCTATAACACAAGACTTTGGGAAGAATCTATTGACCAATGGAAATATGAAAAATATGTTGCAGAATTTGGAACTGTCAATGTAAAAGATACAAAAAGAATACAGGAGTTGTTTGACAATGGTTTATTAGTGATTGCTCCAATAGTTGATAAATTTATTGAAGCAGAAATTGACCATGGTTTTTATAGAATAGTTAAAAAAGCGCATGGCTATCCACTTGGATATGGTGAGCACAATGATTATTATCCTGATGATGTGTTTGATACATACGAGGAATGTGAAAAACATTTAAAGATTCAAAGGGAAAACAGATATAAAAATCATATCTACTGTAGACTTTTAGATGTATATGAAAACATTGATTGGGCTTTAGAAAAATATGAAGCGGATCATGGTGGAAGAGAAATTGAATTTATAAAGCAAAAGCTTTTATCCATTCCAAGGATTTGGGAATACATGTTTAGATACTATAAAGGTCAGATTCTTAAAGGAAAGCGTGAAGAGAAAAACGAAGAATGGGAAGTAATTGCATGAGTAAAGAAGATCTAATTCAGTTGATGGATTTATTAACTGAATATAGTGAAACATATTGTGAACCAGATATTAAACAGTATGCAGATATTAAAGATAAGAGCGAATTTGCTGTGATGCTTATGGTATCAGAGCATAAAAGAGTAATCGAACAGATTAAGGAAATTATCTGCTTAAACTTTTAAACAATAAAACGGAAATTTTAAGGGAGAATTTTACATGCAATATATAGTACTCGAAAGAAAAGTTTACGAGCGTTACTCTGTTGTTGATGCAGATGATCCGGAAGAAGCAAAAGAAATTTCTAGAAATAAATCATATGAGAATGATGAACCAGCCACTTATGTGGGAACCGAATATATTGCGTCAGAAATTTTAAGAGTAAGAAAGGAAAATTAAAATGAAAAAGTATAGTGTAACTTATCACGAAACATATGAAGAGAATTATGAAGTCGAAGCCAACTCGCCGGAAGAAGCAGAGGAAATTCTTCGAGAAAGAATTAGAGAGGGCAAAGAAGATGGTCCAGAACAGTGCAGTGACAGTTGGTGTGATGTAACAGAACTATAAAATCAACATTTATAGGGAGACACAAAATGGATATTAATTTTGACAAATTAGCAATTGCTATCATTGACGAATTTGAATCTGACAGAGAGTATTCTGGCCGAGATGAAATTGTTAAGGGAATGGAGTATGTACTTAATAAATATACTTCAGAACATGATCGAGAAATTATTGATCAAATGCTTATGACATTTACTGGATGGACTCTACAAACACTGCTTGAAAAGGCAGAAGAAGTATCAGATGAAGAAATTGAAGAACTATAAAATCCGCATTTTGTAAGGGGAGATAAAATATGTATAAGGTAAAATATGAAAAATATCGTTACGGCTATGGTGGAACACAAGAAGTAAAAGTATTTTCTTCGTTAGAGGAAATTGCAGATTGGCTATTTGGAATGGTAAAAGGGAAATATGAAGGCTCTATGTTCTTTGTTAACCCTGATGACAAAAATGATAAAGAATTGCATTTAGATAGTTCTTGTATTTCATCAAGGGATGATGAAAGATACCGTTACTGGGTTGAACAGATTGAAAAAGACGGATTAATTATTTATTCTTGTGGAACGTTCACAAACGGAGTGTGCTATTGGAATGAGGAAGTAAAACAGTGGTTAAGGGAATGTATTCAGCGAAAAGAGAATCCTCAGTTCAATTTTGGGTAAGGGAGATGAAAACATGACATTCGAGGAAGCGAAAAAGAGACCAGACTATAAGTTTGTGCTTAATGGAATTGAAAACGATATTGAAGATATTCGAAATAATTATATGAAAAGTTTATATGAGTATGGTGATCCGGAAAGAGGAATTGCTATTCTTCAACTTGGATATGTAGATGTTGAAGTAAATTTGATGACATATGAACAATCTGGAAAACATCCTGGTGATAAACGTCCAATTATTGATTACTTTTCCTGTATTAAATGGGGAGAGGGAGATAATGATTGGAGATCTGATGATTATGTCGATCATGATATTAATGTAAATTGGGTTTTAGACAACTGGGCAGAACAGCTTGAAAGGGATATGTTTGAAGCTCTTAATAAATATGTTGTCCAAAAAGGTTATAGTTATGATCACGCTAATTAGTAAAGGAGATGAGAATTATGACAGTAGGTCAGCTAATTGATGGATTAAAGCATTACGATTCAGAATCTGATATAACTATTCTTGATAATCACAATGGTAATCAGTATGATATTAATTTTATCATTGAAGATGAAAAGAAAAATTCACAAGTAATAATAGTATTTTGATGGAGATAAAATTCGTATTTGATCGGAGGAGAAAAATGGAATATTCAAAAATTGTAAAAAAAGAATGCCCAATGTGCGGTAAAACATATTTTGTTAAATTAACAGAAGTTGAATATGATCAGTACAAAAAATATATTGCATATGGAAGCTTGATTCAGAATGCCCTTTCAAACACAAGTCCAACAGTAAGGGAATTTTTGAAAACTGGGTATTGTCCAGACTGCCAGAAATTATTGTTTGGAAAATGTGAGCAGAAAGAATTGTTCTTTTCTTATGACGATATTAGAGAAGATGTTACAAAAGAGTTCTGTGAAAGGCATGAAAATATATTAGATGCTCTCACGTCTGATGATGCTGATGTTTTGACAGAAGAAGAGTGGCTATTACTAATGTATGAGTTTTAGTGAAAGGAGCAATGGAAATGGCATATTACCATAGTCCAAAAGAGTATGAAGCAAAAACAGGAAAACGTTTTTCTGATAAAGGAGCATCAATTCACAGAACTGGATCTGTAAGGGGAATGGTTAAATTAGGATACTGGGATAAAGATACAGATAAGGTAAGGTGTGGAAGCTACATTTATCTGCAAAATAATTTTAGGTAAAAATTATAATCTACGGAGGTATTTTAATGTATAGAGTAGAGTGGATCGATGATGAAGGAAATCTTAAAATTAAAAGAGGTTTTAAAAAATCAGAACTGGCGCATCTGTGGATTGAAAAGATGCATTTAAAAATAGACAGTTTCCCAATGGTATTTTATGAGGGAGAGGGAGAAAACGATGACTAAATTAGAAAATATGGCAGCCGATGAATTTAAAAAGTTGCCGAAAAAGAAACAGAAAGAGATTAACAAGGCAAAACGCATTCCGGTAGCAAAACCTGGACATGAGTTTAATAAAAGTAATGTTCGGTGTAAACGCTGGAATACGGATGAGTGATGGAGGTACTACATGAAAGGATTTGATTTACCTGTAATGGATGGAACACGAAAAAGTTTTTATGGAAAGGCAAAAGTAATTGAACACGATAATGGAGATATATGTCTGATAAGTTATTCAACATTGGTTGCTAGAATACATAATGGAAATTTTGAGAAGTTATGGGATGGATATAGTGCTACAACAATGCGGCATATAAATTCATTCCTTTTATTTTACAATCTTCCAGGTGGTGGAAAGTTGTGGTGGAATAAATTAGAGGTGGTGGCATGACTGAAAGAGAGAGAAATCTAATTAAAAGTAACCTAAAAGCTTTCGTACATAATTTTGGAACAGTTCGTATTGAGAAAGAAAATTGTGGTAAAGGCTTTTATGTGTTTTATCCGGAGGATAGTGATTCATATATCCAGTATTGCTATAGCATTGAGTACCTGGATGGTTGGCTTTATGGATGTGTTCAAGGCAAACTAAGATTAAAGCTAACTGATGAAAGGGAGTGTGAGTTATATGGCTAAAAGATTTAGAAATCCAGAGATGGTCGAAGCATACAATGTTGCCGGATTCAGAGAGAGATACGTAATGGAAAATGGAAATAAAAGTACAGTGTATCTAAATGGACATAAATGTTGCAAGTTTACATATTCAAAAGATGTTGATTATCAGGATGCTAATGGAGCCTTATATGATACTGTCGAGAAAAGATGGAGGGCTTAATATGTTAAAAGATATTAAAGATGCAAAAGAAATTAGCTGCTATGACGCACTGACAGGAAGATATACTGGTGAAGAGGACGGTTGGCAGAAATGGAAAGATTTAGATGAAGATACAAGTTATGAAGTGTTTTGCTTATGTCGTGAATTTGTAGCAAAAACAGCTAGGGGAAATCGGAAAACAAGAATTATGAATAAAGGAAAAAATTATGTTGAGCCTTGTGGAATTCTCAGAAGACTTGCATATAACTTTAAGAGAGGTGAAATTGAGTATACTGCTGGCCAAGATTACAATGAAGAAATGAAAACATTAAGAGGAATTTTTGATTAAAGGAGGATAAAA